GGGTGTGGAACTGGTTTCAGTGTTCAAAAACATCATGTCGCAAAACTCCCAAAATTGCGACAGGTTTCAGCAAAAGGTAGCAGCGTGAAACATGTTATTCGGGATAATATTGAAGGATGGTCGGACGCTATTGGTATTCTCGTTTCTTCATACTTTGAAGACTGTGATTTATTTCCAGAATATTCTGGTAAATCCGTGACATTTGATTACTCAAAGATTCGCCCCGCTGGCTCCTATCTAAAATCTAGCGGCGGAAAAGCACCCGGACCAGAACCACTAAAAAAGGCTCTAAATAATATTAAAAAGATTCTTGATAGGGCCGTTAAAAATGGGCAAGAGAAGCTTAAGCCAATAGACGCTTATGATATAGTAATGTTTGCCGCCGACGCCGTTATTAGTGGTGGAGTACGCAGAAGTGCTACAATATGTGTTTTTTCACCGGATGATGAAGAAATGGCGAAAGCTAAAACAGGAAGCTGGTTTATAGATAACCCACAAAGAGGCAGATCTAACAACTCTGCCCTTCTACTGAGAGATGGAACAAGTAAAGAGCAATTTGAAGAATTAATGAATTCAGTAAAAGAGTTTGGCGAGCCGGGGTTTGTTTGGTCAGACTCGAAAGAATTAATTGTTAACCCGTGCGTTGTTGCTGATTCTACTATATTAACCGACCGTGGCATCAAAATGGTTTCTGATCTTATTAACAAGCCATTTAATGCCATAGTAGATGGACTATCTTATCCAAGCCATAAAGGATTTTGGAAAACAGGAACCAAGCAGGTTATTGAGTTACAATTTAAATCTGGTAGGACTCTTAAAGTAACTCCTAATCATAAGATTATGACAACAACGGGATGGAAAGAGGCTGGAGATATTCTTTTTGGAGAAAATGTTGTTATTAATAATCACAGAGATTATACATTGGACAACGCAGCTAATTTTGATCCAACGTCTGTAGCTTGGAAGAAAAGTTATCTTTTAGGATTATTTTTAGGTGACGGCAATAATTCAAAAGGATCTGCACAATTAAAATGGTGGGGTGAATCAAAAGAAGAATACAGAAAAGAAGCATATCAAATGCTTTCAGAAGTTGGTTTTACCAATCATCACCATAAATCAGGACAAAATTCTACAGCTGTTTATAGTTCTGTAGAATCGAAAAAACTTATGAAATTTGCTATTGATAACGGTTGTATAGTTGGAACATCTAAAAAACTAAGTAAACGATCTATTTGTGGATCATGGAATCATATTTCAGGGTTAATTGCTGGATATTTTGATGCTGACGGAACAGTATTAGTAAATAATGTAAAAGGATCATCTTTAAGAATATCATCTATTCAATTAGAAAATTTGCAAAATTTACAAATAGCACTTAATTCTTTTGGTATTTACTCTAGAATTTATCAAAATCGTAGATCAGAAGGTGATAGAGTTATGCCAGATGGCAAAGGTGGAACAAAAAATTACTTTTGCCAAGCCTCACACGAATTAGTAATCAGCAATGATAACATAGTTAGATTTGCAAAATATATTCCAATCAAGAATGCTGATAAGATTCATAAAATTCAAACAATAGTGAATAATTATAAAAGGATGCCAAATAGAACTAACTTTGTTGACGTTCTTGTAAATAAAACTATTGTTGGAGATTTAGATGTTTATGACTGCACAGTAGAAGATATTCATGCTTTTGATAATGACGGTGTTTATGTTCACAATTGTGTCGAAATTGGCATGTGGCCTGTCGATGAAACAACTGGAGAAACTGGATGGCAAGCATGTAATCTATCAACTATTAATTGTGCAAAGGTAAAGACAGAACAAGATTTTTATGATGCTTGCAAAGCTGCTGCGATTATAGGAACACTACAGGCTGGTTTTACTAAGTTTGAATACCTCGGAAGTGTTTCTGAAAGAATAGTTGCTAGAGAGGCACTGCTTGGAGTTTCTATGACAGGTATGATGGAAAAACATGATATTTGCTTAGATCCAGAAATTCAACGCCATGGTGCAGAAATAGTAAAAGAGGTTAACGAGAAAGTTGCCGAAGTTATTCAAATCAATAAAGCGGCTAGAACAACATGTATTAAACCCGAAGGATCGTCTAGTTGTATCCTTGGTACATCCTCTGGTATCCATCCTCATCACGCCAAACGATATATTCGTCGTGTTCAGGCCAACAAAATGGAACCTATATATCAATACTTCAAAGAAGTAAATCCTAGAGCGTGTGAAAAAAGCGTATGGTCTAATAATGATTCTGATGACGTTGTGGCATTCTGTGTAGAGGTTCCAGATGGTTCAAAATTAAAAAATCAAGTAAGTGCAATTGATCTTCTTGAGTATGTAAAAAGCACTCAACAGAATTGGGTCATGAGTGGCACAAATAAAGAACTATGTACGCAAAAATGGCTGGTTCACAATGTATCTAATACTATAAATGTTAAGCCAGAAGAATGGGATCTTGTGACAGACTTTATATATGATAATCGTCAATATTTTTGTGGAATATCATTGTTGCCAATAGCTGGCGATAAGGACTATGCACAGGCACCATTCACGACCGTATATTTACCAAGTGAACAAGTCCAGCACTATGGTGATGCAGCCATGTTTGTTAGTGGGTTAATAGAAGTGGGGCTTAAACTTTATGATGATAATCTATGGGCGGCATGTGATAGCCTTCTAGGTTTTGGTCAAAAAATAAAAGATCCAGAAAAGAAGGAATATCTAGACAGATGTCAAAAGTTTGCAGATAAATATATGAACGGCGATCTTAAGCTATTAACATACTGCATGAAAGACGTATACAACTGGAAAGATTGGATTGATATGAAGCGAGAGTATGTTGATGTTGATTATACGAATGTTATAGAAGAAGAAAATAATGTTAATCCAGTTCAAGAGATCTCATGTGCTGGAGGTAAGTGCGACTTAATTTAAGGTGTAAAATGAAAAGAGATAGAATAGTTTTATTTGTAGCTTTACTTGCTGTTTTTGGCTTCATGATCGCCGCAGCTTTTATATCACTAATAATTTTAGAGCCAATTTGAAAAGGATAAATATGCAGACAAATATAATTGGAAAAAATACAGTTAGTACTACTCCAGAAAATAATAGTTCGATTAACTTTGTTAAGCTTAATGATGAATCAAAAACACCAAAGAGGTCTAATGATACTGACGCTGGATATGATCTATATTCCGTAGAAAACAAGAGCATCAAACCAAAATCTAGAGTAATCATTAAAACTGGAATTTCTATGGCTATTCCAAACGGCTTTGTTGGTTTGATTTGGCCTAGATCTGGATTAGCGGTTAAATATGGTATTGATACTCTGGCTGGAGTAATAGATAGCGGATATCGTGGCGAAATATGCGTTGTTTTACAAAATCATGGAGACAAAGCATACGAAGTAAAATCCGGCGATAGAATAGCTCAGATATTATTTCAGTCTGTTGAATGTGTATATTTTAATGAGGTTAGCACTTTAGAGGAAAGTCAAAGAGGAAGTGGTGGGTTTGGTAGTAGTGGAGCTTAATAGTGAGTCAGCCACAAAAAAGAATATTCTATGCCTGTCAGGCAGTATTATTTATTTCAAGAAATACACAAACATCCAATAGTCCATTAAGTGAGGCTTCTTATCTTACGGGCGTTCAATCTGTTGGTGTTGATGGCGATTTTCCGTCTACAACCTTTCCAGATTTTGGTAGATTTCAAAGAAAAAACAAATTTGAAAATAGGCAAAAAGAATTTTCTATTAATATAGACAGAGTATTGGCAAAAGGTCAAGACACTTTTTATAATTCAAATTATTCTAGCAGTTATACTACTACACATCTACTTCACGAAGACAACATAGGCTGTCAAGGTGAGCTAAATAATAATGGAAAATGTCTAAGAAATTATGATATCTTTCTAGTGTACGGAGATGATGAAAACTCACTATTAAATGATAGCACAACAAAAAAGAATGTCGTATATAGAAACTGTTTGTTGACAAGTTTGTCTTATAATATTTCTGTAGATGGGTCTATTATTGAGTCTATTGGATTAATCAGCAGAAAGGCAGACTATAATGCTGCTGGCATTCCCTCTCTACCAGTTTCTCCACAGTCAGCAGAAACTGTAAGAAGGCAAGATATAGATATGGCTAGCACTATCCTTCCAGAAGAAGCGTTAGCGATATTCAAAACGGATGAACCAGATTCTTTAAATAACAAAGATATTTATGGTCTTCAGTCAATAAATATTGATATGTCTATAGACTACACAGAATTAAATGATATTGGCATATGGCGTGGATATGACGATGGCGATGATATAAACAAGTGGAGATTTGTCAATCTGCCAATAAATATTTCGTCTTCTTTTACTGGAGTGTCAAGATCTTTATATCCAAGAGAAGACATAGGTGTAGATACACCAGAGTTTGAAAAAAATAAATCAATAAAAATTGTATCGCTTGCCGGTAATTCCAATTATTATATATGGGATCTAGGCAGAAGAAATTATTTAAATAATATAAACGTTTCTGGTGGAGATGCGGATGGAGGGAATGTAGAACTAACACTATCATATCAAAATGACTATAGTGAATTAGTAATAGCTCGGGCGGAAACAGTACAAGATATAACATCTAATGCTATTTATTAACTAGCTGGAGTTTTTAATGACAAAAAAACAAAAGAGAGAAGCGGCACAAAACAACAAACCACATGCTCCACTAAGAAAGGTTCTAAAACCCAAAACTAAAAATCAATCTGAGTATATTAGGGCTATGTCGGAATTTGATATAACATTTTGTACAGGCCCTGCTGGATGTGGGAAAACGGCTGTTGCTGTCGGATTGGCGTGTGAATACCTACTAACAGAAAGAATATCTAAAATAATCATAACAAGACCAGTAGTAGAGTCAGGCAGGGGTTTAGGATTTCTGCCCGGAACACTAACTGAAAAAATATTGCCATATCTTATGCCTATAATAGAAGAAATGAAGCTATATTTAAGTAATGATACTTTTAATATGTATAAAAATCAAAACTTGATAGAGCTTTGTCCACTAGAATATATGAGAGGTAGAAACTTTCATGACACTTTCATGATATTGGATGAAGCTCAAAACGCTACATATGAACAGATAAAAATGTTTCTGACTAGAATAGGTATGAACTCTAAGGCGGTCATAAATGGTGATATCACACAGACAGATCTAAATGCGGGTGCTGATGGCGGTCTAGACGATTGTATAGATAGATTATCTGACATTGATGATATTGGCATATGTGAATTAGACTCTTCTGATATAGTTAGAAATAAAATCATAGCAAAAATAATATCAAGATTGTGAAATATTAGATACAGGACAGGATAATCTTATTGAACCAAAAACTTGAAAGGGATACTATGCCATGCTATGATTTTGAATGCGAGGCTTGTGCGTACTACACTGAAATAAAACAGTCGTTTAATGATCCAAGTACGCACAAATGCCCGCATTGCGGTAAAAAAACGCTAGTTAAAGTTTTTATAAACCCCCCATCTATTATGGTTCGTGGTGAGCCATCAACTATTGGTCAGTTGGCTGATAGGAATACTCAAAAAATGGGCAAATATGAAATTGAAGATAAGAATAGGGCCAATGGAATAAAAACAGAAAGCCCAATAGATAAAAAAAGAAGAGACATGAATAGAAGAATTAACTCTATGACACAAACGCAAAAACTTAAATGGATAAAAGATGGTGATTGAATGTATGTAACAAAAGAAAAGAACCATATAGATAGATCATTATGCCCCCATCACGCTGTTGTAACTTTAAAAATAGATATTAGGAAAATAAAAACAGATGGGACATTAGATAATCAAGTTATAGGCAATGCAGACTTACAGAAGTATGGAATCTCTAACAAGGCTCAAATATGTTTTTCTGCACCAACAGAAGCCGAATGTATAAAATTAGTAAAAGAAAAATTGGAGAAATTAAATGTCTAGATGGGAAAACGAAGATGTTAGCGATTTGAATTTACCAGAACCAGAAAACATCGTAAGAACATATTTTGATAAAAATGGTAACATAACTTCAAATCCTGAAAGTTCTGTAGCTAAAGTTTCTGAATGCGATGAAAAGAAAGTTTATTATGTTAAATATGGTAGGGGCGAACTTTTAGATCCTCACCACATAGATTCTTCTATGCAGATTAAAAGATCTTACTATATGATGAAAAAAGTTAACCAGCAAATCTTTGAATCATATGTAAAATTCCTACAAACAAAAAATAGATTATACTTTACTAAAGCAAGAAGACTTTTAATGGAGAAGATATAATGAAAAAGGGCCCCTTATCGAATAAAGACAAAGAATTTATAGATTGTAATGTTGGTATGGCTATAGAAGAGCTATCTAAAAAGCTGGAGAGATCTATTGAGGTTCTTGAAAAATATTTATCCTCAAATAAGACAAAACCAAAAGGCGATAATATTAAGCTATTCGCCAGAAATAAAGATCGTGGAGTTGTCATAATGACAGAATCGGCATCTATGGCTTCTGACGAAAATAAAAATAAAGTCAATCTATACAAAACAAGAAAGTATAAGGATTCTATTCACACTATAAAGGAAGACTAATGATTTGTACATCTATTGATGGGTATATGGATAGTTTGTGTTGCAATCAATTGATGATAAGTTGGCAGATAACATTGACAGACGGCACTAAAGTTTATGGTGATTATGATAGGCCGAATTTTGAAAATCCTTGGATTAGATTAAAAGAACACTGTGAAAAAAATTTAGTGTATCCAGCAAAAGTAGAGCTTCATATGTTTGGTGCCCCCCATGAAGTATTTTTTCAAAACGAAAAAGGGCTAGATGGCGTGTTTGTAATGAGGGGGATGGCAAAAGATCAATCTATGGACGGTAGCCATTCTCAATCTTTTCAGACGATGACTGTTGGATTATTAAGAGATGACTGTTCGTGTATAGATATATCAAAATACACATGGCCGATTTCTAATTTTGAGCAAAAACAAACAACAAGAGTATTGACAAAAGAAAACCTAGAGGCTATGATATTTAAGCATGACTCAGAAAAAAGAAAACACCCAGAAGTACAAAAGCTGCTCGACGGGCCAACCATGTAGTGCCGCACAGTACATAGCAGAAATAATTTGCATAAGGAAAAGAGAAAAAGAAAACAAGGGAAGTCTTGAATATAAATTTTGGAATAAATCACAAAAAGACGAGTATCAAATACAGATTAGACTCGCCAATAAGCTTATCAAGAAATATGACATAGAATCCATATTGCATTTTCTAAATCATGGATCTGGCAAAAAAACCTATTCTTTGGGTTTTCTTCATTCTTCAAAGAAGTTTGTCATAGTCTCTAAGTATGTTGATAATGGTGTGAAAGAAAGTCACAAGCTTGTAGAGCAAAACAAAAATAAACCTAAAAAGGTTATTGAAGTAGACAAGCCAGCATACAAAAAAAGAAAATCATATGGTGGTAATACACTATTAACAAAAATTAGGAAGGCAGACAATGGCTAAAAAGGAATCTGGATATTTATCAACTATCATTAAAGAATATGGAAATATCATTTCTACCGGAGCTTCCATACTTGAGCAAAAGAAAAACTATAAAGTAATATCTGTTAGTCCAGCTATAGATATAGAGCTTGGTGGAGGAATTAGAGAAGGTAGCTGGCTGACATTAACTGGAGATCCCAAGAGCGGTAAGACCACAACGGCAATGCAAATAGCTGCTAATTGCCAGAAAGAGGGCAGGCCAATAATTTATTTGGATGTTGAGGGCAGAATAAAGGATATGAATTTTGAGGTTGCCGATCTAGATCCAGAAAAGATGCATATTATTCATCCAGAGGATAAGCCTATACCAGCGGAGGATTTCCTAGATGTAGCTTACAAAATGATGAGCCACCCAGATTATCATGGTGCTGTGCTAATTATAGACTCAATTTCTTCACTTATGCCAGCAAAAGAACTAGATGGAGATATGTCGCCGGGCAGAGCCGGTCTTCCTAAGATATTATCAGTTTTTACAAAAAAGGTTGGACAATTATTGCCAAGACAAAAGGGATTAATTATAGCTATTACTCACTATATAGCAAATACTGCCGGATACGGAAAAGCAAAATTAGCAGATGGCGGAAACAAGATTCAATATCAAGCAGACACTAGGATGGAAATTGCCGGAAGCGGTGAAAACTCTGCCGTAAAACCTTGGCTAAATTCTAACAAAGAAAGAATAGGTCAAGCTGTAAACTGGAAAATCATATGCTCATCAATGGGACCGCCCGGAGGTCAGGTACAGAGTTGGATTAGATATGGACACGGAATAGACAAGGCACAAGAGATACTTATGTTAGCTATGGATATAGGCATGATAGAAAAAGCTGGGGCTTGGTTGACATGCTCATTTATCAAAGACTATCCAGAAATAGCTAAAAAGATAAAACCAGATTTAAATATTGATGATGAAGAGGCTCTTTTAAAGAGTTTTAAATTTCAAGGTCAGGATAATCTATATAATTTCTTTTCTGAGAATCCAGAATTAGTAAATATACTTGAAGCAAAGATAAAGGAAATGCTATGACGATCATTGGTCTTGATGGCAAGACATACAATTGGAATCCAACGTCATCACAGGCTGAAACAAACAATAGATCTTCACTTCACATCAAGGCTAAAACACTTTTATCGGAAGTGTTTAAACACGATAGAATTTTAGAAGAGGTTTCCCTACCGGGAACAAAGAGCGAATATAGAAAAACAACATTAAGGGGCGATTTATTTATACCAAATAGAAAACTCCTAATTGAAGTGCATGGCGAACAGCACCATAAATTCAATAACTTCTTTTTCAAAAATAAGCTGCAATTTTTTAAAGCAAAGGCTAGAGATAGCGATAAAAAAGAATGGTGTAAAATAAATGATATTGAATATATAGAACTAAATTATAATGAGGATATAGATGAATGGAGAAGAAAGATACAATAGTTTTATAGAAAATATAGAAGATTGGATTAAATCTATTGGAATTATAGAAGTATCGCCAAATGAATCCGTTGAAAAATCTTTATCTCTTTCTTTTAGCGATCTTAAAAATTTATCATACGAAGAGTGCCAAATGTTGGCGTATGAATTATATTGCTATGCCGAATACGTAGATTCTTTATTGGCAAAACAAAAAATAACACACGATTGGGCGGAAGACGCTATCTGGTATATAATATGTGACAAGATCAATCAGTATGGCGACAAGTACACAAAATGGCAGGAAAAATACTTTTATTCTATCAAAGAAAATCCACTAGCATCTCAAATACTTAAAGTAAAAAATACAGCACACGCCAGAATGGAAATATTAAAAAATAAATCAGAAAACATAAAAAAGATATCAGAAACACTAAACAATCTAGCAAAGAGGAGATAATATGTCTAGCATAGAACAAGCTAAAAGTCTTTTAAAGAAGGCGATAGAAATAGGCGACAATGAATTGATAGAGCTTGCAAACAGCATCCTTCAAACCTATAATGTAGACGCGAAGCAGAGAAGAGAGTCCACCGGAACTAAGGCCCAATCAAATGATTTTATTTTTAGTATGCCAAAACAGCAAGAAGATAAAACGCTTAAAAGTGGCGTACCAGTAAACCAAATACAAAACAGAACAAATACTTTTTATGATGATGGCACAGAATTTAAAGATGTCATAACACCATCTATAAAGCCAGCAGAAAGAAAAAGGCCAGCATTTAAGATGATTGAGCAAACTTGCCAGAAATGCGGAAAGACAAAAACAACCCATCCCGCCCATAAAAGAGAATATTATATCTGCGATAAATGCATAGCAAAATGACAAACAAAAAACCATCCTTACAAAACTTGGCGTCTGAAAGGGCTATACTGGCAGGGCTATGTCAGTATGGTCTAGATGTGTATCTAGATATAGATTTTATAGAGTCTGATTCTTTTGATGATGAAATGAATCAGCTTATATTTAGCTGCCTTTCAAAAGCTATTAATCTATCACCAAAAGTAGATTTAACTTCTATACTGTCTGCTGCCGACGATCTTGGCATATCCGATAAGATAAATACTAAACAAGAAATTTCTTTTATAAGATCTCTATTTAATTTTCCAATAGCTAAAGAGAATGTTCTTATCCATGCCGCAAAAATAGCGAAGCTCAAGCTAGCTAGAGATCTAAAGAAAACATTACAAACCTGTGCCAAAGATATAGACAATATCAACGGTGAAGAGGATGTGATGGACATAGTTGCAAAAATAGAAGAGCCAATATTAGATACCACTTCAAGTATATACCAATCCTCTAGCAATAAAACAGAAATACTTGGGGCAAATATAGATGAGTACATAGAATATCTGTGTGAAAACCCATCAGACTTTGCCGGTATACCAAGCGGTTTTGACAGGTTCGATATTGCTATTGGCGGTGGACTTAGGAGAAAATGCGTTGATCTTATAGCCGCTCGTCCAAAAGTTGGAAAATCAATGTTTGGTGACGCTGTGGCTATGCACGTATCTAAGAATTTAAATATACCAGTTTTAATGTTAGACACAGAGATGTCCAAGGAAGACCATCTCAATAGAATGCTGGCAAATATTAGTGGTGTTGAAATAAATAAAATATCTACTGGTAAATTTGCAGAGAATGAACTAGATAAGGAAAAAGTAAATAAAGCCGCAAAACTATTAAAAGATATACCATACCATTATATAAGTATTGCTGGGCAACCTTTTGAGAATATACTTAGCATGATGAGAAAATGGATATATCAGCATGTTGGATTTGATGAAAACGGAAAAACTAACGATTGCTTAATAGTTTATGATTATCTGAAGCTTATGGGGTCTGAAAGCATAACAAATGCTATGCAAGAATATCAAGTATTGGGTTTTCAGATAACAAAACTGCATAATTTTTGCGTAAAATACGACGTTCCATGCCTGAGTTTTGTACAGTTAAATAGAGACGGGATAACTAAAGAGTCAACAGATGTCGTTTCTGGATCGGATAGACTGATATGGCTATGTACTAGTTTTTCTATATTTAAATTGAAATCTGATGAAGAAATCGCTGAAGATGGTATTGGTAATGGTAACAGGAAATTGGTTCCCGTTGTGGCTAGGCATGGGTCTGGACTAGATGATGGCGATTATATTAGTATAAAGATGTTTGGATCATTAGGCAAAATAGAAGAGGGTATAACAAGAAATGAAATCCATACAAGGTCACAGAACTCTGATAACGGATTTGAAATAGATGAAGACATTGACGCAGAAACAAATATATAAAATATCAAAAACCGCTTTTAACAACTTATCTACACTTTTTAATAAACTTGGTATTGAATATGTAGAATACCCAAATAGATATTCATTTCCATGTCCGGTGCATGGCGGTGATAATATGGAAGGTTGTAGTATTTTTACTAGCGGTCATTCAAATAAAGGCAATTGGAAATGCTGGACAAACCACTGCGAAGAAGAATTTGCAAATAATATTTTTGGATTTATAAGAGGATCTCTATCATATAGAGCGAATAGAAACGTCTCACTAAATGAAACAGAGTCGTTTTGCATTGATTTGTTTGGCCTAGATACCATAAATAGTATTCCTGAAGATATAGAAAAAAAAGAGGTAGATTTGACAGAAGTCTTCAGCAAAAAACCAACAATAACAAAAAACGGAATAACTAGAGATCAAATAAGGTCAAAACTAAAAATACCATCACCATACTTTTTAGATAGGGGATTCTCCAGAGAAATATTAGATACGTTTGATGTTGGACTATGTTTAGAGCGAGGAAGACCCATGTATAACAGGTCAGTTGTACCTGTTTACGATAATGATTTTAACTATACTGGATGCGTTGGCAGGGCTACAAACGAAAGTTTTAAGCCAAAATGGCTACATAGTAAAGGGTTTAAAAAGTGTGTGCTATATGGGCTAAATCTAGCTAAAAATAAGATATTGGAAACTCAGTCAGTTATATTAGTAGAGGGTCAAGGCGATGTTTGGAGAATGCATGAGGCTGGATGCGGCCAAACCGTTGGCATATTTGGGTCTAGCATAAATGATGAACAGCTTCTTCTTCTGGAAAATAGTGGGGCATTAAATATGGTTGTTTTAACAGACTATGATGATGCCGGTAAAAAAGCTTTCGAGCAAATAGTTAAAAAGTGTGGAAGAAGATTTAATTACTACAGACCGGAAATATCAAAAAAAGATGTAGGTGAAATGTCTGTAGAAGAAATTCAGAAACAACTAATACCACAATTACAAGGAGTAATATAGTTTCATGATTAGTAGAATATTAGCTTTTGCCGGAAGTAAACAAGCTGGAAAAACAACGTCATCAAATTTTTTACATGGATACCAACTGAAAGCAAACGGTATAATAAATAATTTTGGTATCACCGACACTGGTAGCCTAGCTGTTGAAAGTGTCGTTACAGATTCGAATGGGAAAGAAACAGTAAGCTCTGGATTTTTAGACGTAAATCGAAATGATGAAGAATTTGCTGAGTGGGCAGCGTATAATATGTGGCCATATATAAAAAATTACTCATTCGCAAATCCATTAAAAGAGTTTTGTGTGGCGATGTTTAATCTACCGAGAAAGAACATATTTGGTAACAATGAACTAAAAAACGAAAACAGCCCACTAAAATGGCAAGACATGCCCGGAGTTATAACCAATAAATCACAATCAATAAAAAAAGAAGTCAAATCCCTTATCGAGAATGGGTCTATGATATACCATAGGCAGGGGAACATGACTTATAGAGAAGTCTTGCAATTTTTTGGAACTAATATATGTAGAAAAATATACCCAGAAATATGGCATAGAAGATTAATAAAAGATATTGAATATGAGCAACCTCTTATTGCTGTTGTAGATGATTGCAGATTCGTTAATGAAGTTAAGTCAATTCAGGAAAATGGTGGTAAAGTCATACACCTAACTAGAAATCCATACGAAGATAATCATGATAGCGAAAAGGAGCTTGAATCATATGGCGATTTTGATTTTGTCATTGATAATGCTAATCTCAATATACATGAAACAAATATAAAAATAATAGAAGCGATAGATTTTTGGGGATGGCTAGACAAAGAGTTTACACCACCCAAAACAGAGCCGCCAAAAACAGAAAAAGAACTTGTTAGTGGCATACACAAAATAAAGAAATGAGATAAATATGGATTGTACATACATAAGAAGTAGCAGCTATAATCAGTACGAATATTGCCAGATGTCATATTTTCTGACATATAATTTGGGATGGCAGCAAACGTCAGGAAAAAAAGCCCAACTGGGAACTATTGTCCATAAAGTTATGGAGTGTTTAGCCACATGCAAAAAAGAGATACAGGATAATCCCAAGAGCACCAAACTGGAAATAGAAGACGATTCTTTAGGTAAAATAAAATTTACAAAGAATTCATTATATACAAAAACTTTTGTAGATAAACTGATAAAATCGTCTTATGACTACTATACTAGTAGTTGTGTTCACTCATACTCTAACGCCGATTTTAATTTCTGCAAAGATTTAGTCAAAATGGCTATAGAATATAACGATGGTCAATTTGATCCCAGAAATAGGAAAATAGTACAAGCAGAACCACATTTTGATATACCAATAGAGGAAGATTGGGCTAAGTATAAATATACATTACCAGACGGTAAAATTATTGAGGGGCAACTGGCAATAAAGGGAACAATAGACTTAGTAACGGAAGTTGATGATGGCATAATAGAGGTTGTAGATTGGAAGGGTCTACCTCTAGATACCAAAATACCAACACCAAATGGCTGGACAACTATGGGTGAAATACAAATTGACGATGAAGTGTTTGATCAGTATGGTCAAGTATGCTCTGTTGTTGGTAAGTCTCGCGTAAAGAATAAGCCATGCTACAAAATTACATTTGACGATACTACATCTGCTATTTGTGATGATGAGCACTTATGGAAACTTGCTAATGATAAAACCGTGCCAGTACAAGAACTACGTATTGGAGATACTATTAATGTGGCAAAACCAATTGACTGTGGGTATATAGACCTACCAGTGTCACCATATCTTCTAGGTTCATGGTTAGGAGATGGGAGAAATAGGTCGTGTGAAATTTGTAGTGATGACCCAGAAATGTATGAGCTACTAAGAAGTGATGGTCATGAGATTGGGGTTAATGTTGGACACGTAAATGCTGCTGAATCTAGAACAATATTAAACACTACTAGTGTACTTAGAACTCTAAATGTTTTGCATAATAAGCACATTCCAGAAATTTACTTCAGGGCTTCATTCGATCAAAGATTAAATCTTTTGAGGGGGTTGCTAGACACTGACGGTAATGTGAATACTGGTCGTAAACAGGCGGTATTTACATCATGCAATGAAAGACTCGCTAATGATGTTAAACATTTAGCATTAACATTAGGGCAGAGGCCCTATATCTACAAGCAAACACGCCAAACAAATTTTACAAACGGCGAGAATGTAAATGTATATCATGTTTCGTTCAGGCCAATTAATATCAACCCATTCAGGCTCGATAGAAAAGCGAGCATGATAGATCCAAATTGGGGTGCTGGTAGGTCCAATATTAGAAAGATAATCAGTATCACAGAAGAACCAATACAAAAAACACAATGTATTGCTGTAGATAGTCCTGATAATACTTACTTGTGTACCGAGAATTATATTCCAACCCACAACACAGGTCGCCGCTTAAACTGGGCTACAGGTGAAGAAAAAACTTATGAAAAATTATGTGAAGATCCACAGCTACTACTGTATAACTATGCGATATCAAAATTGTTCCCAGAATACAAACAGGCCATAATGTCTATCTTCTTTATTAAAGATGGGGGTCCATTTAGCATGTGTTTTGATTCTGATGATCAAACAAAATTTTTGTCGATGCTTGAAAAAAGATTCAAACAGATAAAGCGTAATGATTTTCCACAACCGGTTTCAAGAGACAGATCAAGTTTTAAATGCACAAAGCTTTGTCATTTTTATAAAAACAATTGGAAAGATACCAATACGACTATGTGTCATTATATCGAAGATCATATAAAAGCTTTTGGTTATGATGAAACGGTTAGAAAATGCACTAAAGAAAATCATAGCATTGGATATTACGAAGCTCCGGGTTAATAAAATGATAGAAATAAAAATTACAGAAGAAATGAAAAAAAGAGCTTGGCGTAAAGCTAGGCAAATGGGAAAATTGCATAACTCCATTACTAGCGGCGACGGAAATATAGCCGGGTTTCTTGGAGAAGAAGTTGCAAATGTTATAATAGGCGGATCAATTAGCAACACTTATGATTATGATATTGACAAGGATGGAAAAACATATGATGTCAAAACAAAAAGATGCACAGGAGAACCTAAAGACTATTATGAGTGTTCTGTGGCTGCGTATAATACAAAACAAAAATGCGACGAATATGTATTTGTTAGAATTGAAAATATAAAAGGCAAATGGGGAAGGGCTTGGGTTTTAGGTTTTTACCCAAAAGAATCTTATTTTAAAGATGCAAAATTCCTAAAGAGAGGACAAAGAGATGGAGACAATGGTTTTTTAGTTAAAGCTGATTGTTACAATATTGCGATTAAGGATTTGAAAAAAAATGGCTGAGTTAATAGATGTACATCAAGAATTCCATCTTGGAAATAGATTTATATTTGATGTTGCTGAAAACATGTCTAAATTTTTACCAGATGAATATAGAGTTATTGTAAAGTATGATAGACAGGCTTATCATGATTATAGTCCAAATTTCTTAAATGTGTTATTGTCAACATCATGTGAATCACATAATCTTGCAAAAGATTTCTTTGATGAAAATGTTCACGCTATCTTTCAAAATTATTTTCATTTAAATAAGTGGAGCGAGCCCGTTCACAATAACATATCTTATCCACTACCAATAGGTACATTTGTAGATGTACCAAATGATATAAATATAAAACCACTACAGGAAAGAGAGTTTGATTTTTGTTTTATTGGCTCAATACCAAATACTGGCACAAGGGACTGCTTTAAAAGAAATGTAGATTCATTTATTAAGGGTTTTGGAAACAATTATAAATACAGAATACATTATACTAATTCTTTTAGTGATGGATTATCTCACAATGATTATCTTGAAATATTAAACAGCTCAAAAATAAGTTTGTGTCCATCCGGGTCATCTAGCAGTGAAACATTTAGATTTTTTGAATCAATTAGAATGGGGTCGTTTCCCGTAGTTGACTTTTTACCAAAGTTTTGGTATTATGAAGGTGCCCCATTTTTTTTAGTGAAATGGTTTCAGATAGAAAAAACAATACCACTTATGCTACAAAGCTTGGAAAATGGATATAATCATACTGAACACGTATCAAGATATATGGATGAAATACTTAATCCAAAAAATTTGGCTAATATACTATCTCAAATATTGCTAAAAAGAGATTCTATTGGTATAGATTTAGTAAAAGGGCAAATCGAAAAAACAAGAACAGAGATGAAAAAACAATGTCGAATGTAGCGATTAATTGTAAAACGCACTATAGCCTACTTAGGGGTTTTTCAAAGTGCGAAGCATTAGCAAAGAAGTGTAGCGAATATGGTTACACTTCTTGCGTTTTAGCAGATATAAAAACAATAGCTGGTGCTGTTGATTTTCATAAGGCTTGCAAAAAATACGGAATAAAACCAATTATAGGGTGTGACTTTGAAGAATATATGCTTGTAGCTAAAAATAAAAATGGATGGCTCGATTTAATCAGATATTTTTCTGATCAGAATTTAACAAATCTTAAAGAGATATGTAAAAATGGAAATATTTTATGTCTAAGCCCAAACACTTCATTTAAGAAGATATTTCAAAATAACTTTATTGAAGTATCGTATCAGAAATATGCTTCATACTACGTGGAAAAAAGTGACGCGGTTCTGCACAGAATACTGCTTTGTTCCGGCATGAAGAAAACAATACCACAAGTTAACAAGACTCTAAAAAACAATGAGGAATTCAATGACAAAAGGTTTTTTATATCCGATGAATTTCATCTTAAAGGACCAGAAGATATTAATATAGACTTTGATCTAGATAAATTATGCGAAGATTATGAAATAACGCACAAGCCAATGCTGCCAGAATTTGAATGCCCAGACGGCCTAAATCAAGATGAATACCTTACCCAATTATGTCGGATTGGGTGGCGGGAAAAGCTGATTAATAATGGCATAGTAGATGACGATGAGGTAAAATCAAAATATACCGATAGAATAAAATTAGAGCTTGGCGTAATATTTGAAGCTGGATTATCTGGTTATTTTCTAGTTGTTCAAGATATAGTTAATGAGGTTAAAAGAAGGGGATGGATAGCTGGAGTTGGAAGAGGAAGTGCTGCTGGCAGTCTTGTGTCGTATTTGATCGGCATAACCGGTATTGACCCAATTAAATATAATCTTTTATGGGAGCGATTTTATAATCGAGGAAGAGATTCTGGTGATCATGTTTCTCTGCCGGATATTGATATGGACGTTCCGGCAGATAAAAGAGATGATATTATTGAGTACATTAAAAACAAATATGGGCACGATAAGGTTTCACAGATGATAACCTTTGGCAGGCTTCAGGGCAGAGCCGCCCTTAAGGAAGTACTAAGAATCAGTGATGCTGTCTCGTTTGCCGAAATGAATGAGATAACTAAAAACATACCAAATGAAGCTGAAATATCTGACCAGTTAGAATTGATGGAGCAAAAATCAATCATCAGATGGGCACTAGAAAATCAACCAGAATCACTAGAGGCTTGGTGTAAAATAAATGACGATGGCGAATTAGTTGGACCATTGTCCGAAATATTTGAGCAAGCTATAAAAATAGAAGGCACAAATAAATCACAAGGTAAACATGCCGCTGGTGTGATAATCTCTAAAGAGAAACTAAAAGATGTATGCCCAATGATTAAAGACAAAAATGGACAGATGATAGCGGGATTTGAAATGAACGATTTAGAAAGTCAGGGCCATGTCAAATTCGATGTTCTAGGAATAGATTTACTTGGAAAAGTTATGGAGATAATTAATTATGAAAGCAACTAAACAGGATATCAAGACAGTAGTATTTTCTGGTTGTGCTTTAGAGCTTGATGGTGTATCAATTTGCAATATTGAAAACTATCTAAAGAACGCCGTGGTCAAAAGATCAGCAAAATATCAAGTGTGGTCAGATAGACATAGATGCTATAAGCTTTACCATAATATTGATGAGGCTGTAGACAAGTTTCTATCATTAACAAAGGATAAAGTATATGGCTAATACGAGGGATATTATTTGTTTTGATTTTGAAACTGGGGGAGCGAACCCACACACATGTCAACCAACCCAAATAGCCGCAATAGCTATACACGGAAGAAAACTAACGCTTCAGCCAAATGGTGTTTTCAATAGTGAGATTCGTCCAATTATTGATGATGAAAAGGCCATAGCCGCTGGTGTTGGTCCACTTGAAGACAAGGCCCTTGAAATAACAAGAAAAACTAGAGAGGGGCTAGCTAAGGCCCCACCACCTAAAATAGTATGGAAAAAGTTTACTGAATTTGTTAACCAATACAATTGGAAAAATACTTCTTTCACTGCACCAATAGCCGCTGGCTTTAATATCATAGCATATGATATGCCTATTGTTAATCGTATGTGTAAGCAATACGGTCCATATAACAACGATAGGGGGGAGCAAAAGCTGTTCAATCCTATATTTAAAATGGATCTTATGGACCATATTTATTGTTGGTTTGAGAACAATCAAGATGTTAAATCTTATAATATGGATTATCTAAGGGACTATTTTGGATTGCCCAAAGATAATGCTCACGATGCCCTACAGGATGTTAAAGATACGGCAAATATATTGATTAAGTTCTTAAAATTACAACGAGGACTTCTTAAAAAGATAAAGTTTGAAAAATCATTTGCAAATGGGGATATGTACATTGAGTAAGATGGACTTAAATGACTTTGAAGATCAAAACGTATGGGATTTGATATGCAGCGGAAAGACAAAAGGTGTTTTCCAGCTAGAGTCTAATCTTGGTAGACATTGGGCAAAACAACTAAAACCAAGAAGTATTTCTGAATTATCTGCTCTGATCAGCCTCATTCGACCGGGGTGCATCTCTGGTGATACAAAAATAACAGTATCTTCTTACATACATAAAGATGGCAATGTTAGGTTTGTAAGAAAAACAATGAAAGAATTGTTTATCAATAAAGATAGGTACGATAGTTTATTTTCTATTGACAAAGATTACAATCTTGACATTAATAGGGTTTCTGATATTTTTTATAGCGGGCAAAAAGAGTGTTTTAAAGTTTTAATCTCTAAAAGGCCAAACAGGAAAAAGTCTTGGAAACAGCCAATATATTATGACTTGGAATGCACAAAAGACCATAAGCTATTGAGAAGTGATGGCGAGTGGGTGGAGCTTCAACATTTGAAACTTGGCGACCGTATAGCGATACTTAAAAAACAAAGAAAGAAGCTTGTAGCAAATAGACAAGCCCCGTCAGCAGATAAAGTAGAAAATGCTAGATTAAGACTACCACAATCTAATGACATAGAGTGGGCCGAGTATGTGGGTTGTGAATCGGTTGGCATTAAAGATACTTATGATATAACAATGGATGGACCTAATCATAATTTCATGGCTGGTGGCATTGTTGTTCATAACTGCCTTAAGGCTTATACAGACGGCAAAAGCATGACTCAGCATTATGTAGATAGAAAATCTGGAAAAGACCCGACAACATTTCCACACGATTCTCTATCTGATATACTGAATGAAACTTACGGCGTTTTAGTATATCAAGAACAATCAATGATTATAGCCCAAAAGCTTGCTGGGTTCAGTCTACAGGAAGCAGATGTTTTAAGAAAGGCTATTGGTAAGAAAAAAGCGGACCTCATGGAAAAGGTTAAAAAATCATTTATAGAAGGTGCTATCAATAAGGGAATCGTAAGTAAAGAACTTGCAGAAGAAATATTTTCTTGGATTGAAAAATCTAGTAGATATTCGTTTAATAAATGTCTATCACCAGAAACAATCGTTATCACGCCTAGCGGCGAGAAACCGATGAATGATATAAAAGTTGGAGATGCAGTATTAGCACCAAACCATAATGGTAATGAATTTGTTGAAGTTCTAGACACAATAGACAATGGCGATAAAGAAACCGTAGAAATAACCTTAGAAGACGGTAAAACAATAACATGCACGATAGATCATAAATTCTTATGTAACAATGGGCAAATACTTCCACTTTATGAGATTTTAGAAAACAATCTTGAAATTATGTGTATAAACTAGTGTGAGCCCTATTAAAAGGAGTCGTAGTTTATGACAATAGAAAAAAAAGATTGGCATACATGTATACTGTGCGAAAAGGATATAAAAGATTTATCTAAAATATACGGTGGTTCTGGTATATATTACACTAAAGTATTTTCAGATCACCTAAAAAATGATCATGGTATTTCTCCAGAAGAATACTTTGAAAAAATATCAGAAAGACCACTCTGTTCATGCGGGGAATGCAAAAAGGTTGTTGACCTTGTTTGGAAAGGGAAAAATAATTTCTCATGGAGAAAATATAAATGTGGTAAAAATGATGGAGTTAAAAAATGGAGCAAATGGGCAAAACATGGTAGATCCGGTGAAAATAATCCAATGTATGGAAGAGATTCGTGGAATAAAAATAAAACAAAATATGATTCAGATATAATAATGAAAATATCTCAAAAGATGACAAACAGACACATATCTGATATAACTAAACAAAGACAATCCAAGTCAGCCAAAGCGAGAAAAATACATGGACACACTGGCCATAGACATAGTGAAGAATCTAAAAATAAAATGAGAATAGCGACATTAAACGCTATCAAGAATGGCAAAATGCCACAAACCAAAACAAAATGCCACATAGAGATGGCAAAAATATTAAATGATCTTAATATTTCATTTGAAGAAGAGTTTATGGTAAGTTATTGGTCTTTTGATTTCTACTTGAATGATCTGGATATTTTAATAGAAGTTGATGGTGATTATTTTCATTCAAATCCATTATTTTACAAAAAGCCAAAAACAAAAACTCAAAAAATAAATGCTAGCAGGGACAAGAAAAAAAATGAATTCTGTAAGACAAATAATCTTACTTTAATTAGATTTTGGGAACACGATATACATAACAACAGGGAAGATGTAATATGCAGGCTAGAAAAATTATTAATGTAAAAAAGATAGGGAAAATTAGGACTATGGATATTGAGGTTGATAATGAATCTCATATATTCTACGGAAATGGTATAGCCACATCTAATTCCCACGGGGTTGCATATGCCATAAACGCATTCTGGAGCGCGTATTGTAAATACCATAAACCCACAGCCTTCTATATTTCATATCTAAATCACGCACACAGAAAGCCAGATTCGCATAAAGAAATTAAAGAACTGGTTGTTGACGCTAAACTTCTTGATATAGAAGTGTATCCACCAAGACTTGGTAACATTTATAAAGATTTCACAAGTAGGGGTGGTAAGATTTATTTTGGTATATCGCACATAAAGAATGTAGGCGATTCAGAGTGCGATAAAATAGTAAACAACTTTTCAAACAGCGAAATAAAAAACTTTTCTTGGGTTCAATCGTTGGTAGAAATTATATACAAGGGAAAAGTTAACAAGAGGGCGGTTATATCTCTAATATCTGTCGGGGCCTTCAATGGGCCTAAAAATATAGAATCTAGAAACAAAATGCTATATGAATTTGATAGCTGGAATCAGCTAACCCAAAGAGAAAAAGACTATATTGCAGATAATTATTCTGAATTTTCATCGCTTAACGAATGTATAGATAATATGCTGTCTAATTTTAAGTTAACATCAAAGCGAAAAGAAGTAGTTTCAGATATTTGTGAATCTCTTAAAAATCCATTTTATGATACTCAAGATAGTATTTCAACTATAGCGCAGTACGAAGAAAAATACATGGGGTGTTCTTTAACTTGTAGTAAATCAGACGCGGTTGATAGTACGTTTTCTGCAACAATGTGCAAAGACATATCCAACGGATTGATAACAGGTAAAGCAAATATTATAGTTACTATAAGCTCAGTAAGGACATATAAAACAAAAAAGGGGAAAAATCCCGGTCAAATTATGGCGTTTTTGTGTGCTGAAGATAGTAGCGGTATGCTGGATTCGATTACCGTGTTTCCAGAGTCTTATGAGAACTACAAAGATTTGCTAATTGAAAATAATACAGTACTAATACAGGGCGAAATCTCAAAAAGAGATAAGTCTTCAATTATTGCAAATAAAATTACTCAGGTTTGAAACAATATGAATAAATGCTATTTTTTAGGTAGATTGAAAGAACGACCAAGGTTACAAAAAATTAATGATACAAATGTTACTAGATTCAATTTAGAAGTAGAAGAATTTAGGAAAGATAAGTCTGGAACAAGAAAAAAAAGAAAAGACGTTTTGACATTTGAGGCTTGGGATACGGCAGCAACAGCAATAAACAAACAGGCACTACCTTACGATAATATGGTAGTTGAGTGCGTTGCTAGAAATGATAGACCAAGTGACGATATTGTGTTTAGGGTGACAAGCTTTAGGATTTTTAAAACATTTGAAGATGAGAAATAAAAAAATATTATTTGTATCAGAAGCCCCGTGGTATAGTACTGGATACTCTGTATATACTAATCAAGTATTAAAAAGACTATGCAATGAGGATCATTTAGACATAGCTCAATTGGGTGTTTATGTAGAAGAAAATGATCCAAATATTAAAAACTTTCCTTGGAAGATATACTGGAATAAGCCAAGCAAATCAAACCCACAATATTCTAATTATCAAAAAAGTCCATCGGCGCAATTTGGCGATTTCATGTTTAATGAAGTATTGCTTGATTTTATGCCAGATATTGTTATAGATATTAGAGATTGGTGGATGGTAGAATTTGAACAGCGTTCTCCATTTAGAGATTTCTATAAATGGGCGATTATGCCAACAGTAGATGCAGCCCCACAAAACAATCAGTGGATCAGCACATACGAATCTGCTGATGCTGTTTTCGCCTATTCAGAATTTGGTAGAGACACATTAATAAATCAGTGCGATAATATTAACTTTATTGATGTGGCGTCTCCATCGGCAAGTGAAGTTTTTTGTCCAGTACCAGACAAAGCGGCCCATAAAGAAGAGCATGGCATAAATAAGGATGCGTTTATAATTGGTACAGTGATGAGGAATCAAAAACGTAAACTATATCCAGATTTATTTAAATCTTTTAGGGAGCTTATAGATTCTTCAAATGAAGATAACACATTTTTATATTGCCATACATATTATCCAGATATAGGTTGGGATATACCAAACCTATTGGATGAATATAGCTTATCAAATAGGGTTTTATTCACCTATAAATGCAAGAAATGTGGAAAGATATCTACAGACTTTTTTCAGGATTCTCTACAGTTTTGTAAGGGGTGCGGAAATTTCTCAAATCAATTAGTTGGTATCAACAATAGCATAAACGAAAAAGAATTATCAAATATATATAACATGTTTGATGTTTATGTGCAATACGCAAACAGTGAAGGTTTTGGTATGCCGCAACTGGAAGCGGCTTTTTGCGGTCTTCCTGTTATATCAATTTATTATTCTGCTATGAAATCTGTTATAGATAATATTGGCGGTTTTGGTATTGAGCCTTTAGAGTTCTCTAAAGAATGCGAAACAGACTGCAATAGGGCCATACCTGATAACAAGAAGTTTGTACAATTACTTAAAGAATTGAGGTCTATACCTATTGATAAACTAAGATCAATTGGTGTGCAGATAATGAATAAAGCAAGAGAAAAATATAGTTGGGATATTGTTGCTAATAAATGGTTAGGCTACATAAACAGTCAAGACGCTTTAGATGAAAACCTAACTTGGAAATCGCCCTCAAGAGTGAGAATTCCAGCCACAAGCATACCAAAAGAATTACAATCAATAACAGATAAGGTAAATTATATATTTACAAATGTTTTACATAAACCAGAGTTAATAAATACATACTTCTGGAAAAAGGTTGTTAGAGATTGTACATATGGGTATAGATGTGATAATGTTGAGCCAGATTTTTACTTTAATGAATCGCATGTACAGGCTTATAATTCATATAAGTCTTTCTCTATAGAGGATGCATTTAAAGAACTCTATAATTATAGACAGCAAATAAACACTTGGGAAGAAGCTAGGCTAAGGAAAATATCCAAATGAAAGTGCTATACATAGGTCACTATAGAGACGGTACTGGATGGGGAAGTGCTGCAATAAACAATATTCTGGCTATGGATAGGGCTGGGATTAATGTTGTGCCAAGAGCTATAACATATGAAACCGAAGACAGAGAGTACCCAGAGAGAATAAAAGAGTTAGAAAGTACATCATCTTATGATTGCGACATATGCGTTCAGCATACATTGCCACACTTATGGTCATACGATTGTTCATACAAGAATATAGGATTTATCGAAACAGAGTCTACATCATTTAAAGATACTGGATGGCAATACTATGCCAATATGATGGACGAAATATGGGCTCCTTGCTATGCGTCAAAAGCATCGTGCAGGATGAGCGGCGTTAATGTTCCAATAGAAATTGTTCCCCATTGCCTAGATATAGAATCATATCAATCATATGGATTCACAAAAAAAATAGGAGAATTAGAAAATACATTTAATTTTGCTTTTGTTGGAGAGTTCATAGAAAGAAAAAATATTCAAGCATTATTGATAGCGTTTCATTCTGAATTTAGATATAATGAACCGGTAAATCTATTCATAAAAACATCTAAACATAATGTTGACTATGTTAAGAATTATTGCAGTAATGTAAAGCGTGGTTTAAAATTAAGAAAATCATACAAAGATGAGATAATAATATCTGGAATGCTAAATTTTCCAGATTATGTTTCTGTTCTAAAACAGTGCAATTCTTTTGTTATGCCTAGTCGCGGTGAAGCTTTTTGTATTCCGTTGTTAGAAGCAATGTCTCTCGGTATACCGGCGATATATACTGCCAATACAGGAATTGAAGATTATGCCTATGGCGTTAAGGTAAAATCTTTGGAGAAACAATGTTTTGGTTGTGTTGATAGTATACCATACCTAGATAATGCAAATAGCTCTTGGTGTGAAATAGATATTGCCGAATTAAGATTTGCCATGAGGGGGCAGTACATGAAATGGAAAACGAGCCAAGAAGAAAAAGAAAAACAAGAATGCATAGAAGCGGCACATGCGTTAGACCATAAGAAAATAGGATTAAAAATAAAGGACATACTAAATGACAGCTAGTGCAACACCAAGATCTATAAGATCAATAATGAAACATTCTAAAAGGGGCGACAAATTAAATATATTAACTTTTGCCACGCATGAAAGATATGAGTATAACCTATGTAAAACCGGGCATGATTTTTACTCATTGGCTATTGGTAAAACTTGGGACACTGAATATTCACCAATACCAGAAAATTACCATGTCATAAAAGATATTCCAAACGAAGTAGATTTTGATATAGTGCTATCACACACAGCGTGTAATAGATATGATTATGCCCATCAGTTACTTTCTGGCTTTAATATGCCTGTGGATCGTCGTACAAATAAAATCGCAACACCATCAATCTTGCATGTTCATGTGCTTCCAGATGTTAGAGGGAATGTTGATGAGCAGATATCAAGCATGAAAGCTTTCAATTCAGACAAGACTTCGTTTATCTCTGACTTTAGCAGAAACGCATGGGGATATGATCCCAAAAATTCAACAGTTATAGAACACGGAATAGATACAGATTTTTGGAAATATACTGGAGCAGAAAGAAAAAATCACTGCCTGTCTGTTGTAAATGATTGGCCAAATAGGGATTGGTGCTGTGGTTTTAATCTATGGAAAGATACTATACAAGATGTTCCGGCTCTTGTCGTCGGTAAAAGTCCCGGCTTTTCTTTTCCGGCACAATCACCAGAACACTTGAGGGATATATACAGCTCCTCTAGAATATTTTATAATACATCGTTACATTCACCTGTGCCTACTGTATTATTAGAAGCGATGTCTTGTGGATGTGCTATTGTTTCTACTGCTACGTGTATGATACCAGATATAATCTTGCATGGATATAATGGTCTAATATCAAATGACCCAAATGAATTAAGGTATTTCTTAAATAGACTACTTAACGATGAGGAAAAAGCAAGGACGCTTGGCGATAATGCAAGAAAAACAATAGAACAGAAATTTAACTTAAAAAGATTTTGTGAAAATTGGAATAACTTATTCTACTCTACAATAGAAGAATACAAAGGTAAAGCATGAGAATATATCTATCTACAGAACAGCCAGAAGACACAACATATATATGGGCCAATAGTTTGCCTATGCTTGATAGCCTCTCATTGGATTCAGAGTCATTGGAAATAGTATGTAAAAATTTTATTTCATCTTTTGAATATTCAGACATTAGGCCGCTACTTCAAAGGATCTACAAAAAAATGAGGCTTGGATGTAAATTAACTATTATTGAAAAAGATATTGATTTATTATGTAGGTCTTTCTATGTAGAAGAGCTTGACATTAATACTATTAATCAAATACTATTTTCTCTGCAAAAAAGAAAAAGCGTATTTAATATAACAGATATTGAATCTAGCCTTCCTAGCGGGATACAAGTAACACATAAACACTATGAAAGCGGCGATTGTTCATTTATACTAAAATGTAAGAGGGTTTCTTAATGAACATATTAACAAATTGTAACGGGTGCGTTTTTTCAGAAATGGAAAACAATGTACAGGCAGGCTGTAGATTAAATAGGCATCAAAAATTTGAATGCTCTATTGGAGATAATGGATATTTTAATATAAATAGATTCTGTAATACTTTTAGGCCGAATGAATGGCTGTCAGATTTATCTGTTAGTGAATCAGAAGATATAGTTTCTACAGTACTTGATGAGGTTAAACCAAGAGTTGGATTTTTTGTTATATTTGATCATGATATTAGCAATCTAAATTCAACATTAGATGATATAGCCAATCAAACTATTGATAGTAGATATGTTATTGTTATTAATGATAAAGTAGAATACAATGATGATATACATTCGCTTTTACTAAAAAAGTTTGATTTTGATAAAACAAACTATCATATAGTACAGATAGTCGAACAACCAAAAATAATGCCCATGTTAATAGATGAATCTTTTAAACACGCTAAAAATGGATGGGCGTATGTCTGCCATTCTGGAGAACCTATTGATAGAAATTTAATAGAAAAGATTCATCATAGAATCAATATTGATATGCGTAGGTTGGTTTTTATTGAGCCTTATGATGATAACTTAAATGGCTTGTTTTTCCAGACCGCGTTATTTAAATTTTTGAACGGGAACCACACAAAAGTATTCTCTGATGAAGTTGTTGATAATAGAGTTTTTATTGATAAGGTAAAAGAAGCATGTGGCAATAGCGATAAGGATACTTTCACATCTTGGGAGGAATTCAATGAGTCCTAATGTTGCTATAGTAATAACAAACTATAATTATGGTGAGTATCTAATACAAGCCATAAATAGTGTTTTAAGACAAGAATATGATGGAGAGATAAGAGTATATGTAGTAGATGATGGATCTATTGACGATTCATGGGATATATTATGTAATATCACCCACGCACATAATTCTTATGATCTTAATGAGCCATACTACAAAGGTCTAATACAAGAAAGAAGAGACGGTAAAAATCTATATTGTTTTAGGATAAGCAACTCTGGTGCTAGCACTGGAAGGAATGTAGCAATATGGCAAGCTTGGGAATGGGCTGATATATTTGGGGTTCTAGATTCTGATGATGAATACTTTCCAAGCAAAGTTAAGACACTAGTTGATAAACTAATTGAGCATGAAGAGGTTGGTGTAGCGTATGGTGATTATAGTAATATCAATTTATTTTACACTAAGCATGAATTTAAAGAATCATATAGCAGGAATAAGTTAATCAATAAGTGTATCGTTCACAGCGGCTCGCTGATTAAGAAAGAATATATAGAAAAAGTTATACTGCCAAATAAAGAAATATTTGACTCAAGACTTCATGGTCCCGCCAGTAAAGAATTTATCGGCTGTACTGAAGATTATGATTTATGGCTTAGGCTTTCTAAAGTATGTATGATAACACATGTGGCGGAAAATCTAGCTATAGCAAATCAAACACATAATAGCCAATCAAAAAAGATGACGAGAGATATTTTTAATAAGAATTCACAGATACTGGCATCGAGATTATGACTAGATTTATTACAAATATAAAGTCAACAAAACACAAGAGAAAAAAACTAGATATAGCTATAGCCATATTGTCTGCCGGTATTGGGCAAAGAATAAAGTCTCATGAACCAAGGAGTATGTTAAAGATAAATGACAATACTTTAGTTGAAAACCAGATATCAACAATAAACCAGTGCTTTAATGATCCAGAAATTATAGGCGTGTTTGGCTATGAATGTCAAAAGATATGCAAAAGAATTGGAAATAAACTAAGGGTTGTCGAAAATCAATTATATGAATCTACAAATACAGCAGAAAGTATAAGATTAGCATTTAACAATACAAATAAAAATGGGTTTATGTTTCTTCATGGCGATTTATGTTTTAACAAAGAGACATTACTTAATGTAGAGTATAATAAGTCTTTTGTGGTTGTTGATAACAATGGAAAGTTTGAAGACAAAGAAGCTGGTGTCACGATAGTAAATAATAAAGCTAGTATATTTTCATACGGATTAAAATCAAAATGGTGCCAAATAGCATTTCTTACTGGAAAAGAATTGAAAATAGCAAAACAATTTTTTAACAAATTTGAAAGTGCAGACAAAAAGATGCTATCTTTTGAAGTTCTAAACGCCATCATATCTATGGGCGGCTCTTTCTTCTGCTATGAACCTAAAAATATGGAAATATTCGAAATAGACAAAATAGGAAATAATATACATGAAGATATTGATTTCTAGTGATGGCATACATGCACACTATTACCAAAGGCTATCTTGGCTAAATGCTTTTAAAGCCTGTGGTTTTACGGTTGGTATGTGGGATTGTAAAAAGGTTTCGCCTTTTGATGTTTTTGATCAATTTGAACCTGATATATTTTTAGGGCAGTCCTACAATCTAAATGAATCTTTAATAAAATGTCTATATGAAAGACCGCATTTAAAAGTCGGATTAAGATCTGGCGATTGGGGCGACCACGAAGAATCCGTCGATAAAGACAAGTATAACATACTTTATTGTTCTGCAAAAGAAAAACAGCTATTAAAAAAACTTAAAGACGAAATTGGCAAGCCAGATTTTGTCCATATCCACTACACACAAGAAAATGTTGAAAAAACGCACAATCACTTTAGGTCGATAGGTATTGAACCAAAATCACTAATGATGTGTGCCGATACTATTTCTTATGGTGGTGCAAAATTTGATCCAAGGCTTGAATGTGATATGGGTTTCGTTGGCGGATATTGGCCATATAAGGGACAAGTAATAGACAGATGGTTCTTACCATTATTAGAAAACATAGGCGAATATAAAGTTAAAATATTTGGAAATCAGCCTTGGCCAGCAAATCAATATTGTGGATTCATAGAAGATAAATATGTAAAAAATGTATTCGCATCAGCAAAAATCTGCCCAAATTTAAGCGAGCCACACGCACAGGCATTTGGTATTGATGTTAATGAAAGAATGTTTAAGGCTTTATACTGTGGCGGATTTTGCGTTTCTGACTGTGTTTCATCTTACGGGATATTTGAAGATGGCATAGTAATCGCTAAGTCACCAGAAGAATTTAGATCAAAAATAAATTACTATCTTGAAAACCCACAAGAGAGAAAGAGTATATCTATTAAAGGCAAAAACATAGTAGAAAAATACCACACGGGATTTCATAGGGCCGCTAGTATAATGGAATATTTTGGAATTGAATCAGCAAAGGAAAAGATATTAAATGATTACGTCAATAGTTTTCAGTAAGGATAGGCCCCTACAGTTAGATTTGCTTTTAAATAGCGCTGAATACAATTTTATTGATTGTGATGAAATGTTTGTTGTTGAAAAATATTCAGAAGAATACAAGGATTCACTTGATATTATATTTGAGGAACACAAAAACGTAAGGCATCATAGGCAAAGTTCGTCTATCTATAGAGATATATACGATATTTCTAGTCTTGCAAAAAATGATTTCATTTGTTTTTTTACTGATGATGACATCTTTTATGATAGGTTTTTTATTGGGCCATTCTATAAAGAGATTTTTGAAGAAAAATATAATACATGCTGTCTTTCTTTGAGGCTTGGATTAAATATTTTTAAGAGGTCGCACAATGGTGCTGAAGGAGAAGATAGACCATATATGTACCATGAATGTGGAGATTTTATGTTGGTGCCTAAGACATGTTATGGTTATGGGTCTTATTGGTCGTATTCACACTCCCTAGACGGCCACATATTTAGAAAAGAAACAATCATAAACATAATGGATGAGTTGAGTTACTTAGACGATAAATTCAACTTTAAGCAAACCCCAAACGAACTAGAGGCACAAATGCAAAGATATTGGGCCCTATCTGAAAACAATATAGTGTGCCCAAAACGGAGTTGCGTTTTTAATAGTCCAAATAATAGAGTCTCAGATACACATACAGAAAATAGTTATGGCGATACGTTCAAATATGAAGCTAAAAATCTATTAGATATTTTCATTGCTGGAAAAAGAATAAATTTTGACTTGTTAGATTTTCAAAACATAAACTGCCCACATCAAGAAGTAGATATTTTGAAAGGCTTACCATGATATTTGACATAGCAAAAATTATCTACATTATTTACTATCGCTATATAAGTCAATAGACAGAACCACATCGTCGGAATTTACTTTTTATACCTTATGTATGGATGATGAATCAGATTATATTAGAGACTACAAACAATTTAAGGAATTATCATGAATATAGCCGCCGTTATAGAACACTTAGGCCCATCACAAAAATCGTTCTATTTAATAAAAGAATTTAACAAGGCCATAAATAGAAAAGACATGTGTGTTTCTGTCTTTTTTCAAAAATCTACAGTGCCAGTAGTTCCATTGATGTTTTCATCTAAGAGCG